GCCGCGGGCCCACCTCGGGAGCTTCCGGGGTGATGATCTTGGTTTCATATCCGATGCGCGGAGGTAGAGAGCGAATCTTTCCTTCGTCGCGTAGTTTCTCGACGAGATCATCGGGGCATTCGAACTCCTGATTGGTAGCCACGGTCCCATACTCGCCAATGAGTTGCCGGTTTGCGATTACTCTCATGCGACGACTTCTCGGATGAGCATTCCGGGAGCATGAACCAATACGGCGACGGTCCACGCAGATATACCGTCTTTTTTTCTGAACCTCGTTCGACCATCCTCGGTGAGCATCTCATCTGCTTCGATAATTAGCGGAGCGCTAAGCGAATCGCCAACTTGGAAGACTTGAAATTTTGCCATGCGAATAACCTTCCTACCAACGATTTGAAAAAGGGAGGGCACCGCCGTTGCAGCGGTGCCCCCTTAGGCAACTAAGACAGCGCTAGTAGATTAGGAGAAGGTTCCAGTGATGAAGGCCTCTGCCCGGCGGACTGCCAGGCCGATACGCTCTTCACACAGAATCGTCGCCAGGTTGGAGGTGAAGTTCGAGGCATGCTCCCATGAGATTTCAATCATGGCTTCCATGCGATCGATCAACTCCGCAGCGGTTCCGAAAGAGCCGACAAGGAACGTTCCAGAGGCAATCGAATCGCTCTCGACCACCGGGAGGCCCCAGAGCAGCTTGACCACTGGACCAGTCCGAGGATCGCCGATGATGTAGACGCCCTTGTTGGCGCCGCCCTCTTCGGTTTTGATCAGCTCGATCTTCTCCATGTCCACCGGATTGAGCACAAAGCCGTCCGGCGCGAAGGTGCCCAGCCCGGCCAAGCGCGCCTGCAGTTTCGCATGACGCAACTGATCGAGACGCTGATCACTCGCGACGTTCAACCCGGTGTTGTAGGGGGTGGCTTGATGAAGCAGCCCATTGAGATGCTGCCCGGTTCCATCACCGGAAAGAATCTCGCCCTCTTCCTTGAGCTTCAAGCCATACATCAGCTCACCATTGATCGTTCCCTGCAGCCATGGAATGTCATCCAGAGCCTGCCGAGACGCGTTCACGAAGTGAGCCAAAGTTTTGACCGTGTCGCTTGCCGAGGTCCAAGTGTAGGTCGACTCGCCCTTGAGCGTTCCCTCCACCTGGGGCGATGCGCCGCTGGTCCGCCCATTCTGTTTCACGAAATCGAATGAGTTGCCCGTGGTCATCGTCCGGACAGTCATCAGATCGCGAATGCGAAGTTCCTGCATCGGCAAGCCAGTGATGCCAGGAAGGCGGAACGGCATCTGCACGCCGGTCGTACCAGTCCCAACCCCAACCGTGGTGATGACGGACTTACGCGAGAATAGCTGAGGAACCGCGACGCGAACCCGGCCATCCTTGCCACGCAGGCTGAGAAATCCGTTGGACTTCTGAGCCTTGATCTCATCCGACTCAACGAAGATTTCGCCGACGCTTTTGACTTCCTCGCCGTTGCCGGTGAAGCGCGCTTCGTTCATCTTCAGATCGATGGCGTCAGTCTGCGTCTGGAGCTCGGACACCTTGGTTTTGATGGCTTCCAGTGCTGTGAGTGTTTCGGCTTTGGACGCACCGAGGGTCTTGAATTCTTCATTGGCTTTCGCGATGAAGTTCTTCTGCTCGGTAACGAGTTCAGTTAGCTGAACTACTTCGGTGGGTTCCATTTGTATATCTCCTTCAGATTTTTCAAGATTGGGCTTACCTGCGAGTGGGAGTTACCCGGCTCGGGATCTGTCGTTGCGGCTTTCGCTTCTGCAGTGGCGGCGGCGGACATTTCTTCCTCGTCCTCGTCGTCGGCTGGGTCGTCGATAAGTGCTTCGAAAATGTCGTCGAGGCTCTTCACGTGACCGTGAGCCTCTTTCAATGTCTTCATGTTGGCGGCGCTGATCTCGCGGCCAGACTTTCTTTGCTTCGTCTCGATCTCATCGGCCGACATCGTTTGGAAGTCGCCATATTGTTCCGTGAGGTAATCGATATAGAGCCCGAGCCATGTCATAAATGCTTCTTTGAACTGATCGCAGGTGACATCCCCGGCGGAGAGTTTGTCCTCTTTGCTCAAGCTCTGCCAGGGCAGCGAACACAGCGCCGTCTGCAGCGCACTCATGATCTGGTAACCACCATCGCGCAGTTGTATCTCCGCGAGCTCTGTGTTGAAGTCGTCCTTCTTTTCCAGCAGCGCCTTGATCGCCGTCACCATCGCGAGTTGGTTCATCGGAAAAGTTACAACGCTGCCTTCCCATAGCCGAATCTCTTTGAGCTTGCGGACGCCGGCCTCGGTGTCTTTCTTGATGGTGTCGTATCCGATGGAAAGGCCCTTGATGATCTGCGCCTTCAGCAGCAGATATGCCTTTTGCGCCATCGGCAGATCCATCAGGAGTTGGCCTTTGACGAGCAGGGCATCGGGGCTGTCGGTGAGGGTGAGCGTTCCGATGGGCTCTTGGGTGTCGTGCTGCCACAGCATCGGGACCTCGTTACCGTGCTCCTGAATCGTCTTCGTGAACGCGCCAGGCAGGATAGAGTCGCCGCCCAAGTCCACATTGTTGTAGGCCGCGAGAATCCCGTCGAATGAACCGTCGGGAGCAATTGTCTTTACCTGGAGGTCGCGAAACTGCTTTGCCGCGGTCTTGTTGTTGGTTGGCATGGATTTTCCTTTCGTTTACTCGCTGATGCGCACGAGCGCGGGGGACTGGGTGACAGGTGCCTTCCCGTCGTTCGGGACTGATTGCATGTTGAGCTGGATGTGCTTGATGTCTCCACCTGGATAAGGGTTTGCGTCCTCTTGATCGCGGACTTCGTTCGGGGACCAGACGCCGTTCTGTAGGCCGATAGCATTGCCCTGCATGCGGGTGAGGAAATCACCCTTGAGCAGTTCAGTTACGTTGTGCTTGAAGTAATACCCTTGCGCCTTCTCTTCCGGCGTGAGCACACATCGCCAGAGGTCTTGCTCCCAGCGCGTAAACCACGGCTGCATCGTGACCTTGACGAACTCGAGCGCCAACTGCTCAATGTTGGAAAAGGTGGCGCGGCTCAAATCCCCCACAAGATGAGGAGACATCAAGAACCAGCGGCAGATTTCGTGAATATCGAAGAGTCGCGTCTCGATCATTTGTTGATCGACAGCGCTTAGGCCCGTCTTTTCGTACGTCGCTCCCATGCCATCGAGGATGGGAACCTTGTGCGGCTGCGCATAGGTCTCTTCCCAGTCAGCGCGGAACTTATCGAAGTCCTGGGGTGTGGCGAACTTCTTATCGAACTTGAGTATGTACGGCACGCGGCCGCCACCGGCATAGAAGCGCGCGACGTTCCGCTCCACCGCAATCGAGGTGCCGATGGATTGCCGCGCCATCGTGATGACCGAATAACCCCGGAGACCGTCCCAGCCAAGACCCCTAAGGTGGAAGATGTCTTGAGGCTTGCCTGCCTGCACTGTGAACGTGGTCTCATTCGAAATTGCGGGCCCATCCTTGACGACGTAGACGAGGCGCTTCTTGCCTGTCTTCTCGCGATCGACCTTTACATGGGCGGGGTCGAGCGCCTGCAACTGTATGGCAGTCCCAGTTCCGCTTCGGCGTTCGATCAAGGCATATCCGTTTCCCAGCAGCGCGGCATGGCTCGTCCGCGTCTCCTGGAAGCTCATGGCCGACATTTCATCGTTCGGCGCGTTTCGCAGCGCATTGAACATCGGCTTGTCGTCCGCAAGCCTCTTCGTATCATTCTTTCGCTGCAACATTACGAGCGGTGTAGATCCCTGCGTCTCGCTGATCAGCCGGTTGCAGGCCCACACGACAGAATGATTGAGCGCCGTCTCGAGCGATACGGATTCGCCGGACCAGGCTGGAGCGCCGCCCGCCCATGCCGCATAAATGTTCCGGAACCCGTTTTGCGCATACCATCCGGCATTGATTGCGTCGAGTGGGATCTCCATGGCCTTCCGGCCGCTGATGTCGAGCGAAAGAGTCTCCTCTCCCATCCCCGCCTTGACTGTTTTCAGTGCTCCCTTGACCGCGTCGACGATGGCTGGAAACACTTAGTTGAGGCTCCGCAATCCGGTATAGGTCATAGTGTTTACCTCTGCCGCGCGAGCTTCTGCCCACATGGTGATTAGTGCTTGCATGATGTCAATCCGCTTCGCCGACTTCAGCCGCTCCGGTTTGGATGGCTGGCATAAATCTTTGCGGTCATACTGCAGTTGGAGGCATGATGCATTCCAATTGAAAACGGGGTTGTTGCCGTGACGAATCTTGCCATCCTCGTAAGCCGTCAGTAGGAACTTGGTCGGCTCGTTTAGCCGCATGAAGTTCTGAGGCACTTCTTTGACTTCGAATCCATCCTGGTCATAAAGGTCCATTGCCTCGACGCGGAAGTTTGTCCGGTCATAAGCAATGAGTTGAAGATCGAACATCTGATGAGCCCAGCGAATCCGCTCTTTCACCGAGCGCAGGTCAATCGCATTCCCGGGCGTCGCCGTCACAAAGCCCTGCTGAACCCAATATGAGAGCGGGATCATAGTCTTCCGCTCAATCTCTAGAAGCTTTTCCTCCGGAACCCATACGAAAGGAATGATCGTCCAACTATCTCCGATCGGAAAGCCGAGCACTAACGCGGTCAAATCCTGAGTCCATGATGCATCGACGCCAGCGAAGCACTTCTTGCCGACCAGCCCCCACTTGCTAAGAAGCAATTCGATGTCATAGATTGGCCAAGTGCGCAGATCAACGTCGCCGCCGCCACATGCCTGCCACTTCGACATTTCGATAATCGGGTCTTCTGCCTGCTGCACGGGAATGTTCAGGTGGTACCGCAGGTATTTCGACTTCTCCGCCGGTTGCAGGATGGCCTTATCCAACTCCCTGACAATCGCGGCGTCCTTCAGGAAGCCGCCGTGCTCCTCATGGCTCGGATTCGCTACTACGCGCGCCTCGCGCGACTTCCAATACTCCGGATCCTCCTCCAGCTTCTCCCGGTCGGCCTCCCAGATGGCGACATAGAAGTCGTCCATCTTCAGCGTTCCTTCCTGCTTCTTCTTCGCCAGTTGATACTCTCGCCACCAGAGCGGCGATTCATACTCGGCGCCTGCGGTTGTGATTGCGATATCCAGCGGTTCAGGGCGCGAAATCTGTCCCTTAGTCGTGACGTCGTAAAGCGTCTCTGCCTTCGCGCCCTTCCAGCGGTGCATTTCGTCGCGGATTAGCAGGCTTGGCTCGATACCATCCTGCACATCCCCATCAGCCGACAGCACTTGATAGTAGCCAGCGCCATCGATCCGGACAATTCGCTTCGAGCTTGCGATGACCTTCAGCCGTGACCGAAGGATTGGGTTCGCCTCTACAAGTCGCTTCGCTGCTTTGAAGACCAGGCCAGCCTGTTCCTTTGCCGATGCGCACCCATAAGCTTCCGGGTTCATCTCCGGCTCCATCACAAGGTGATAGAGCGGCAGGCCAGCGGATACAAACGACTTTCCATTCTTCTTCGGCGTCGAGACATATGCGCGCTTGTAACTCCGCGCCCCGGACTCCGGCATCACACTGCCCAGCAAGTCGCGTATGATCTGCCGCTGCCACGGCACAAGGATTAGGCCTAGTGGCGGATATAACACCCTCTCGTAAAACTTCACTGCGGTGCATGCCCGACATTGCGGGGGCGAACCACGCTTACGTTCACACCATGTGTCTGTCCCACAGGTTGCACAGGTATCTGGCCGATAGTTACCCGTAGAGCTTAGCTTCGAGTTCATCGACCTCGCGACCTGGCTCACTTCCCACTCGGGTCCGGCTCGATGCCGTAAGCCCTAGTTCCGCGTCATACCGCTGCAGTGACGTGCGGTAGGTCTTCGCATTGCGTACTGCTGGCGCGGTGAAGCTGCCCTTTTCCGTCTTCACTGTCATACCGGTGCGCCGAATCTCATCCTCGCACTCTAGAAGCCTCTGGAGGCATACGCAGCGGTCAGCG